GCATTCAGCATGCCTAAGGTTCTATTCTTACGAATAGCCAACTTGCAACTAAAAATATTATTTATGCAGCCAATTAAATTCTGGTCCTTACAATATCAACCTGAAGATTCTTGTCTTGTGCTGATTGATAAATGACAAACCTCTTACTACCTGCATTAAAAGAAGTAGACAAAACCAGACAATTATCATAACGAGCAAGAACATAATACCAAGCATCATTATAATTAATCATTTCATATTCTTTCTTAAACTGAGGTTTGTAATATCCTGTCAGAAATGAGAAGAGCCAGAAATATGCCACAAAAGCAACCATCACAACTTCAAAAATATGTTTTTTTATAAATGGCTTACCATAGAAGCATGATACCGATAAAAATCGCCCATAAGATCTTATCGAAATTGTAACTGCCAGCGCAATCGCTGCTGACAGTAGCAAAAGAGGTACCTGAATCTTCTGTCTCAATATAGAAAACTCAATAATTGCCGGCACAAACAATAATTCCACAGCAAAATAAAGGCGAAATACATTTAGCTCCTGCATAGAATGTTTTCTTTTCACAGCGAAAAAGAATACAACACCAATACCCCAACCGATAAGAAATATAGCAATGACGATAACTGCAAAAAATAAACTTCTGGCAACATCATCAACACCTGCACCTACAATCCACCATGGGAATCCGTAGTAAAAAGAAGTACCCCAGCCATAGAAATAAGCACTTCCCCATCCAAGGCATCCCATGTAGGCTATAAAAAGTGAAGAACTCCTGAGCAGTGCACCATCCCTCATAACCACCTCTATACAAGATGATAACATTGGCTTACAACTCACAACAAAAGCAATTCAATGCCGTCAAGAGGTTACAGGCTAAAAAACCTCTATTACATTGCAGTCAGCATGTTTACTACACAAATACAATTCAGAGCATAAAAACTACTCGGCGGCAGGTTATTGAGACTCATCAGTGACAGGTAAAAAACGCCCATTATTGGTGTCAAATTTACCCAAAGTTATTCAAAAAGTCAATATTATGCCGTTAATATGTTGCCATCCGTGGCAATCATGGCGCTAACGTGTGATCGCATTCAAAATGTTGTCTGCGATTGACTCTTCCTTGTGGCATTGCACAACCAGAGCGTCATACAGCGGCTTAACAGTGCGTGACCAGGTGGGTTGGGTAAGGTTTGGGATTAGCATCGTCACAGCGCGATATGCGGCGCTTGCTGGCATTCTTGAATAACCGACGCCTTTACATCTTCCGCACTCTTTCTCAGCAACTATCCCCCACTGCTCTGTTTTGGCTATATCAACCGCACGGCCTGTACCGTGGCAATCTCTGCATCTTGCGCCCGGCGTAGCGGCACTACGGCAATAATCCGCATAAGCGAATGTTGCGAGCACTTGCAGTACCTTTGCCTTAGTATTTCCTTCAAGCTTTGCCACGCCACGGTATTTCCCCGATACCTTGTGTGCAAATTGCATCAGATAGTTGATAGCCTTTTGTTTGTCGTTCTGGCTGAGTTCGTGCTTACCGCAGAATGCAGCCATACCGAATCCGGCTTGTGATTGCGCCATCCCCATAGCAGCCATCACATCAGTACCGGAAAGAGAGTCAGAAGCCGTAGCCCGTGGTGAGTCGCTCATCATCGGGCTTTTTGGCGAATGAAATTTAGCTACGCTTTCGAGTCTCATCGTCTTCCCTTTTTGCCTGGCGTGACCATCAGGACTCCGTTAACTATTACGTGACGCTCGCCTTTGCTGTCTCGGTTGTACTTGAGCACTGCTCCTCTTGCGCAGGAAAGCATCCTCGCCACTTCGGTCTGATTGCCTCGTGTCTGGATAAGAAGCTCTGGTATCGTTTGAATTGTGGCGTTCATACGTTCTCCAGTTCGGTGATTTTTATTCCAAGCCTTCCGCCTGGTACTTTCACACCACGAATTACGCGAATGTCATCGAATTGCTCGTCGTCTTCCGCAAATCCGGCGTGGATAAGGGAGTCGAGTAAACCCTTCAGGATGTTATCGAGGTCGCGGCGGCGGGAGTCTGGAACGTCTGCGATGACTTTGATGCGGAGTCGTGATTTGGTGAAAATGTCTAACTTGAGTTGGCGGATGATTTTCTGAACGTCTTTTCGGTATTTCTGGCCTTTATCGCTGATGTAGTATTGGCTTCCCCGTCTTCGCCAGTAGGTGTTCAGCGACGGCGGGTATGGAAGCACAAACTGATATTCGTTCATGGTTTAATCTTCCCCTCCTTCAGCAGTATCGCCTGCGTCCTGATCACGCCTTCGAGGTGGTAAAGTCTGGCGTCTTTGTTGTCGAGATTATGGGTGCGTCGGTCGATTTCATCGTGACACGCGCTACAAGCCCATGCGCCGATCAGGTCGTCAGGCTTCATTCCAGTTCCGCAAATTCCAGCCATCCGGTAATGTGCCAGAACTGTAGTTTCAGGATTGCCATTGCATACGCCGTAAATACGTACCTGACATTCTCTGCCGCGCGCTTCTTTGCGTAGGTTAGCCATTAAGCAGCCACCCCTGTTACTTTCAGCATTCCGTTATCGAGCAGCTTTCTGGTCAGCCACTGTTGACCACGCCCGGTTATTTTTGTGGTGAACGATATCTGTATTCCGTGATTTGTGTTGACCGCTGTTTCTTTCACTGTGAAATAGCCGCGATCCATATATTCCTGCATTGGCACATTTCGCCGGGAACCTGAAGCAATAAGGATTTTGTGATCGCGCATCCACGCAAACAGTTTGTTTGGACCAATACCAACAACCTTTGCAAAGTTTCCAATCAAAATTCCGCTGGCCTCGCCAACGCGATCGGCAAAATCAACTTTAGGTGCTGCGAGAGCAAGCTGTTTCTCCAGTTCAGCCTTCTGGTCTTCAAGGTCAGCCGCGAGGCGCAATGCTTCAGAGAAGGTTTGTGGGATTTTCGCGGTTGCCCCTTCGAGTTCTCGCCAGCGGTCAACAAGGCGAGCGGTGAACTCTGGCGACAACTGGGCGACGACAATGATACTATCGCGCTTACCTTGTTCGCCTTCGAATATATACACGCTTGTGAATTTGTTAGGGCTAATTGTTTGTTTATTTTCAACTTTTTGCATTGGAGGAAGTTGAATCACCCCACGCTTTGCCAGACGTTCTATTGATATTCTGACATTACCGTGTTGGCTTCCCACCAACTCAGCGATTTCAATGCTTGTCATTTTGATGGCATTGTTATTTATCAGCTCATTCATTGTCATGTCCTCTCACATTGAAAATTCAGCAATAAAAAACCCAGCCGAAGCTGGGTTTGTTAAGTTGTCAATTGTCAGTAGCGATGCAGTGAAGGCGGCAACTCTTTGTTATTAAGCCTTTCCCATGCCAGAAGGTTCGTCGGCCCGTCAGGCTCATAAATATCTATATCCCGCGTGTGATTAATTAAAACGCCCCTCGCCCTCCCGATGATATACGAGAACTCATAGCCGTAGTCGTGGCATATGCCGGAATAGCCAGACTGAATCAGTTTTAATGCGGGATACAACTCACGGAACAATGCCTGTGAGCGGTTGGCATAATCCCACAGCCATACAAGGATGTCTGTTTCTTTTGCGGAAAGCCCGTTGGGCTTCTTCTCTTGTTTGCCAGTATTTTTCTCGCACTGGCTGAAATAGCAGTCTTCCAGTTTTTCGAACACATCCCACGCCTGATCGGTTTCGAGCATTTTTGCATGACGGGCTGCTCCGCGTTCTGTCCAGAGGATAAGGGAGCGGGCTTTGGGAGATATGGGGTTTTGTGACTTACTTAAAGTAAGTCGCAAATTTTTTAATTCCTCACCAGATGCTTTAAAAAAGTGCTTTCCTTCGACAAAACGCTCTTTGTTTCTGGTGAAGTTAACCTGGATGTTCAGAATTTCTGTGCCATAAAGCTGCGCCAAAAGTTCGGTGGTAATAACAGGAATCTGGTTATGGGTGATCGGGGAGAGAGTTTCAACAGAGATTTGAGTTGTCACAATGACGCCCTCGAGTGGTTTCTAAACTATCACCACCGTCAGGTTCCTAATCATCGGGTGGTGAGACGTACAGGGTTAGGAACTACCGGGAAACCAACCGGCGAGCTTTTCAGCTCCCCCATACGCCCCACCATAATTCAGATGTGCGCGTGCATACGACAATAAAAAACACGCTCGCGGCGTGTGTCTGTCGCGGTCTCTATCCGGGGTTCCTAATCCCGACGCCAGATTTTGCTGGCGCGTGAGGAATATAGCCCCAAATAAATCATCGCGTCAATCACCTTGTATTCCTCGCACGATGTCTTAGCCACCGGATATCCCACAGGTGAGCCGTGTAGTTGAAGGTTTTTACATCAGATTCTTTTGGGATTGGCTTGCGTTTATTTCTGGAGCGTTTCGTTGGAAGGTATTTGCAGTTTTCACAGATGATGTCGGTGAAACTTCGTCGTTGTCGCCTCATGTCGCCCTCCTGACGCCCTGCCCGATCGCCATCAATGCCGCTTTGGATACGATAGTAAACATCCGTCGAGGACTAATGAACGGTCGCCAAATCAGCAGCATGGAGCCTTTGCTGTTTCCCTTCTTCTCCAGCCCTGTCGATGGTTCGATAAAATTAATCCGTCCATCAGTGATAATACGAACTTCGTCAACACTCTCCAGAGCCTTGCTGAACCATCCGACAGACATATCCTCTGGCACAAGCATCACTACCGTCTGTCGCTGTTGTATGCACTGCTCAGCGGCTTTTTCCACCCACGGCCTGATATTGCTGTACGGTGGGTTATTCCAGATTGCACCGTGGCTTATCCACTCAGAATTTAGCGCGTCGTCAGCCTCAGTTAGCCAGTGAGCGCACAGAGCGTTTTTGTCGCTCGCTGCCGAATCCAGCCAGAATCCAAACTCAATATCCAGTGCATCAAAAAGCCAAAGCGGCGTTTGCCAGCAGTCCTTGTCGTGTGCTGGCGTATTTGATTTGATAGTCATGCAGCCCGATCTCCCCATCTTGCTTTCCACTCCAGAGCCAGTCGCGCTTCGTCTGACCACTTAACGCCACGCTCTGTACCGAATGCCTGTATAAGCTCTAATAGCTCCGCAAATTCGCTTACACGCATCCTGCTGGTTGACTGGCCTATTACCACAAAGCCACTCCCGGCAAGGTTAGGAACAACGTCCCGCTGCTTTAATGCTGCGGTAAACACACACTTCCAGCTTTCTGCATCCAGCCATCGACCATGCCATTCAACCTGACGCGAGACGTCACCAAGGCAAGCCCAAAGCTTTCGGTTTTGGTCTAAGCTACGGTTGCGTTCCTGAATGGTTACTACGATTGGTTTGGTTGGGTCTGGAAGGATTTGCTGGATAGCTTGAATGGCGTTC